AATTTTATAGTAAGCAGTATCTAAATTTTTATCTACAAAGTTTTCTAAATCTCCTCCTTTAGTAAAACCTGGATTTGCTTTAGTACTTCTTCTACCATTAACTACTGACGCAAACGCTGCTTTTATAACTTGAGTTGTTTTATTTAAAGGAAAAAAATATTTATGTTCATATGTTTCTGCAGATTCTTGTCTTATTTCATCAATTCTATCTAATTGATTGAGAAAAATTTGGTACATATTTTTTATAGCCATTAAATTATAACTCTATATAAATCAAGTACTCTCTTTATGTGGTCAGGAAAATCTGTATTGTCCCTGACTCCTGAAGTACCTTGATTCTGTAGCGTAGCTCCTGCTATTGTTCTTCTTTCTTTATGTTCGTCTTTGAGATAGTAAGTAACTAAATCAAATAATGCTAATTTTAAATCTGCGGGTGTTGCTGAGTATCCTGCTGTGTATTCTATTTGTACACTTCCAACACCACTTGCCCAGTATTTTTCGCCTCCAGAATTCGTTGTACGAATAATTGAGTCGCTGGCTGTATCTACGTAATATTCATAATTACCTGTAGTTAGAGTTTGGTAAGTTTCTCCGTATCCTGTTCTTTCTTTTACAGAATTTACGGCTACCAATGGGCTCTCACTTATAATAATAGTACTTGTATACTTGTCCCTGATTGTAAAAGTTTCAGTTTTAGCTGAAGAGAAGTAATCAATAAATGATGTACCACAATACTTTTTTGCAAGGTCACTTACTTGTGGAACTATAATATCAAGGCGTTGATCTTCTTTCTGACCATTTATGCCTTCTGCATTTTTATATTCCTGTACTGTTATTAAGTTTGCCATAGTTAAAAAGTGAGAGTGTTAGGTACACTCTCGAAAACCATTTCCTGTTAAGGGTTATCCTTACGAAGCTTTATACGCGTAAGCCCACTTCGATGTTGCACCGTCAATTAAGTCAGTGAAACCGATTCTTTGTGAAGCTACAAGTACTCTTCTTTGGTTAGCTACTTCGTAGTCAGACTCAACGGTTACACCTCTAAGTCTTGGCATTACGTAGTTTCTAGTATAAACAGCGACTGCGCCGTAGATACCAGCAGCTTTAGAAGCGAATTCGTCACATAATAGTACTCTTGAACCGAATACTTGACCAATTTCACCACTTAGCTTAGTAGCCATGTCACCAACTAAGTTAGCATCTTGGAATTCAGCATCTTCTAATAGGTTAAAGTATACATCTTGTGATACAATATAAACTACATCACTAGGATTAACACCATATTTACCCATATTCTTTCTCATGCCTAATAGGTCAGCTGCTGTGACTACGTCACTTGCTGTGAAACCTGAAGCACCTGCTGAAGTTTCATGATTGTCTGAATCAGCTGCTGCTAATAGACCTTCAAATGCGCCTGAAGCGTAAACACCATTGTCGTGGTTACCTGCTAGGATTGCATTCTCGATACCTCTTGCGTGTGATCTAACCATTGACTCTCTAATTAAAGGAAGAATTGGTAAGATTGCATCTTCTTCAGTCTCATTACCTAAGTAAGATGTTGAGATTAATTTAGATGTTGAGATAGTTCTTTCAGTTAAGTCTACTCCATTATAAGGAGCTCCTAAAGAGTCCCCTCTAGCATCTAAGTTACCTTTTGGTGAAGAACCTGAAGCAGCTTGGTTTCCAGTAAACTCAGCATAACCTGCATCTGGTAAGATTGGGATAATCATGTTTGCAGAAGTCATTGGGATTTCTCTAAATAGAGGAGCCAATACTAACTCATTTTGAATATCTCTTTCTATATTTGTTGAAACGATTTGCTCGAAATCAGCTGATGAAACTTCAACACCACTATGTGCGTTAACTTTTTCCATCAAAGATTTAGAAATATCAGTATTCCAGCCTTTTCCACTAGCTAAGCCAGCAAATTTTGCATCGATAATGTCGTTTTCAAATTCTTTTTTCCAGTCTCCAGAAGTACCTCTATCTGAGAAATGTCTTTTAGACTCTCTGATATTCATAATTTCTTCTGATTTTTCTGCTAGTTGTGATTCTAAAGACTTAACTACTTGCTCTAAGTTAGAGTAGTCTGCTTTGATTCTAGATTCAACATCACTCATAAGTTTCTCAGCGCCTGATAGCCCTGCTTGAACTATGGTTTTAGTTTTTTCCTGATCTGCTACTTCAGCAGCTTTTTGAACTTCAGCTTCGTCAGTTGCTTTTTGAGCAGCTTCTTCTGCAGCCTTCTGTTCAGCAGCTTTTTGTTCAGCTTGTTTCATTGCAATTTCAGCAGCTGTATCTGCAGCTACCTTTCTTGCAAACTCTTCAAGATTGAACTCTGAGTTGCTTTCAGGAGATTTATTTTCTTTTGACATATTTGTCTCCATGTTTTGGGATTCCTCCCGTCCTGGCTGCTCAACATTAACAGCGTCTGCTGATTCTGCTGGGTTAGCCTTATAAAAAGTTTGCTTATACTTATTGTATTCTTCCATACTATCAAATGATTTGCTTAATCCAAAAGTTGCCCCTTGGTTGCAAGGCACTGATACTACTGAAACTTCAAAAAGCTCCGCGTCCTTTATCTTGTATCCGTCGGTTTCAGTCATATAATCAGCATCCTTGACTTTGAAACCAACAGAAAAAGCTCCAAGGACACCGTCTTTAATTAATTGAGTTACTTCTCCAGCAGCTTTAGATATCTTTGCAGATATTTCTAAACCGTTGTCTGTAACTTTTAAATCTTTTGCACGACCAATAGGCCTGTCATAGTTGTGATTAAATAAAATGATTGGATTATTTTTAAAATTTTCTAATCCACCTTTTGTCCATGCACCGCTTTCGATAATATCTCCAGCTCTGTCTAGTCCGCTTGTACTTGCTGAGCCTTTGATTTCTACTCCGCCATCTTCTGATTCACCTAATGATTTAAAAGTGCTAGTCCAATGATAAATTTTATTTGACATCTTTCTTCTCCACTTTTTTAGCTGGTGCCTTTTTAACTGGCGCTTTTTTTACTTCTTTTTTAGGTGCTGGAGCTACCGCTACTGGGTATCTATGCTCTACAACACTTAGAACTCTATTCCAAGAACCAAATGCTCTTCTAAGCATAAAGTCTTTAACTGGAACAGCATTTCCTTTTGATTTGTAAGTAGCTAAGTCCATAGAACCGCCTTCTTTACTAAAATACTCAGAAACAGCTTTTGCCATCATATCTTTTGTCATAATTATTCTTCCTCGCTTGGGGCAGCCTCTTGAGGTCTACCGCCTTGTTCTGGACTTGCTGCAGAACCTGCTATATTTGCAGGTATTCTTGGTTCGTCAAATCCTTCTACAGGGTCTTTGCCTAATGCTTCTCTTGCTTCGTTAGCACTTAAAATGCCAGTGTTAACAAGTGTTGCGTAATAAGCAGCCTGGTCTCTTAGTTCTGGTTGTAAAGCAGGTATTCCTGTTACATCTTCAGATAACTTAAAACCAAAAAATCTTTCAAGTGCACATCCTAATTTTTTAACTATAGGTAGTATTGTTTCTAAGTAGTATAATCTATGGTTAGGTCTTATGTTTGCGTTGTTGCCTCCATCCATTAAGATTGGTGGTATTCCCATAGCTTCTAATATAATTTTTTCATTTGATTTAATTCCTTCTTGGAAATCTAAATCTTTAAAGTTAATTTCTGTTAAATTTTCTACTTCGAGTCCGCCATCTAAGAAAAGAGGTCTTCTGCCACCGGACTTAGGATTGTATCTTGCAACCCAGGCCTGTAACATTCTCTCTTTAATTTTTTCAGAAAGAGTATTTGGTGATTTTAATACTAATCCTGGGACTGCTCCATTCTTGAAGAAGTTATCCTGAAAATCTCTCATGCTTCCAAGGAGTTGCATTGTTCTAAATGCTGGTTTTAATCTTGGAACGCCTCTGTAAATTGAATTGAAACTATTTTCTTTTATGTGTATAATTTCATCAGGGCTATAATCTATTGAGTTATCATATGAATATCTTTCTACGTAAGTTTTATCATCAGTGTAAATGGTTACTTTATCTGCTGGTAAATGATAGAGATGCGCTCCATCAAAGTAAATAAAGATGTTTCCATCTATTAGTAGGTCAATTATAAGATTTCTTTTAAATGCACTTATATCT